TGGTTCATCAAGTGCGGTCGTGAAAGCAAATGCGGTCAGCAGTGGCATGTCAAAGAGCTGTACGCGGATCTGTTCGACGATTGGAGCAAACGTGCGCCGGCAACGGATGATCAGCCGACGGCAAGCGCCCGCGCTTACATGGAGTTCGCTCGGGGTTTTAGGATCGAGTTGGTGGCGGGACTGTTCACCCAGGAAAACTATTTTGATCGCGTCCTAAACATCGGATCGGCAACGGTCCGGTTTCCCCTGGAGCGCGGCGGTTATTGGGAGCGCCTTATTGACCAGCCTCAGCGCTTCGGAAAGAAGAAGGCCCGATTCAAACCCGGTGAGTCGTACAAGGGCTATTGGTGGTGTTCGCCTAATATCGACCTGTCTCAGACCGAAGAGCTGTGGATAGTTGAAGGCATATTTGATGCGATCGCCCTCGAGCACAACGCGGTCGATGCGGTCGCAGCAATGTCGTCAAACGCTTTTCCCGAAGCCTCGCTGAAAGCACTGGCCGTCGATCGCGCAGGCAATCTGCCGAGACTGGTGTGGGCACTGGACAACGAGCCTGGCGCGCACCGTTACACGCGCAAATGGGTCGCCATGGCCCGGGCTCTGGGCTTTGAATGCACTGCGGCTCAAATCCCGCAACGCGATGCGCGAAAGGTGGACTGGAACGACCTGCATCAGCGTTGGGCCTTCATCAGTGATGAAGCCGATCGCCGCCGGCGCACCGAAGCGGACCTCGACGAGGCCCGCCACCACGGTGCCCTGCTTATCGCCGAGAGCGCATCAGAAAAAGCGCTGCTGATGTACAACTGGCGCGAGCGCGAGGAATTCCACTTCGGGTTTGAGTCCCGCCTTTACTGGTGGAAGCTGGACATCAGCAAATTCAACAACGCAATGCAGGCGCTGGAGACGAGCGAGAACCACGAAGAGCAACAGCTGAACACCAAAGCCATGCGTGAGAAAGCGCTGCGCATGTCGGGCTGCGTCGTCGAGATCGCCAACTGCTACCCCCAGGCGCTGTACTTCCAGCGCAATGAGATCACCGACGAGTCCTGGTATTTCTTCCGTGTTGATTTTCCGCACGACGGCGGATCGGTAAAAAACACCTTCACCGGTGGTCAGGTAGCAGCTGCCAGCGAGTTTAAGAAACGTCTGCTCGGCATGGCCGCCGGCGCGGTGTTCACCGGCAGTGGCCAGCAGCTCGACAAGATCATGAAGGACCAGCTGTTCGCGATTAAAACGGTTCAGACGATCGACTTCGTCGGGTACAGCAAGGAATACGGTTGCTACGTATACGGCGACGTGGCTATCAAGGATGGCCAGGTGGTCGACGTCAACGACGAGGAGTTTTTCGAGTTCGGCAAGCTGCGTCTGAAAACCCTGCAACGCGCGGTACCGGTGCGAATTCAGCGTGATCCGAAGGAATACAGCGACGAATGGGCCAAATTGTTGTGGACGTGCTTCGGCGCCCAGGGCGTTGTCGCGCTGACCTTCTGGTTCGGCTCGCTGTTCGCCGAGCAGATCCGCGCTCGCTACCAATCGTTTCCCTTCCTAGAAGCCACCGGCGAGGCCGGGGCCGGTAAAACCACACTGCTCAACCTGCTGTGGAAGTTACTCGGCCGCGCAGGCTACGAAGGGTTTGACCCGTCGAAGTCCACCAAGGCAGGTCGCAGCCGTTTGATGGGACAGGTGTCTGGCATGCCGGTGGTGCTGCTGGAATCCGATCGGAGCGGTGACGACAAATCCCACGCGAAGAACTTCGAATGGGATGAGCTGAAGGACTACTTCGGCGGCGGCACCTTGGCGACAAAGGGCGTGAAAACTGCCGGCAACGAAACCTACGAGCCGCCCTTTCGAGGCACGATCGCGATCAGCCAGAACGCGCCTGTGATTGCTTCCGAAGCCATCATGACGCGGATTGTGAAGCTGCACTTTGTGCGGCCAAACGTGACGCCAGAAAGCCGAGCCGCGGCTGACCGCCTGACTGCCCTGGACGGCAATCAGCTCAGCCACTTCCTGCTGCAGGCGGTGAAGCGCGAAACCGATGTCATGTCCACGCTCGCCGACAAAATCCCCGCACACGAAGCGCGCTTGCGCCGGCTGCACACCCATTGCATCAGTTGCGACACCGAGTACCCAGCCAACAACGAAAAGGCCGCATGCCAAAAATGCGGCAATCAGCTGCGAGGCTATATCCGCGTTGAACGGATCGTTAAAAACCATGCCCAGCTGCTCGGCCTACTGGACTGCATCCGCTCGCTTGTACCCCTGAGCGATTCCCATATCAGCACCACCCAGCGTTGCATCATCGCAATGGCGATCGAGCGCCAGAGCTCGATCAGCGCAGACCACCCTGTGGTCGCCGAATTTTGGGAAGTCTACGACTACCTCCAAGGCCTCGACGCCGATGGACCGGTGGTCAACCACAGCAAAAAAGACAACGTCATCGCCATCAACCTCAACGAGTTCGTCGAGCGAGCTGCAGAACACCGACAGAAGCTGGCCGACGTCAGCGAGCTGCGTGATCGCCTGAAGGAGTCCCGCTGCCGCAAATTCCTGGAATCGAACAAGGCCGTCGACAGTGCGGTGCGTGCTTATCAGGCCACGCGGAATAACAACACGATCACCAAGTCACCCACCGTCAAGTGCTGGATGTTCCAGGCGTAGGGCTGCAACCCACGTCGAACAGCCCTGAAAGGAGAGAACCATGCAGATTCAAGTCGTTGCCGGCACTGATCGTAGGGATACGAAAAGCCTGCAGGACCGCGTATCCCAGCTGCTCAGTGAGCTCGGTAACGATCACCGCAAAACGGTGCAGGCCGAGGCCTACGGCGCCAACGGTCTGGTCGACATTTTGGAGGTACGAGCTACGGACGGTCAGCGCGAGATCCTGGTGCTGAATTGTTCAAGGTTACAGATCCAGGCGGTTTTGGACTGGCAGTCATGCACCGAAGACACGAACAAATTTGAAGACCTGGTGCTGCACCTGGTGCGACTGCCAGACAGCAACCTGTAACGCCGGCTGCAACCGGCAACCACTGAAAGGAGAGAATCATGCGCAATATAGAGCAATTTGATCAAACCCAGCGCGGTGCCCTGCTTCGGCAACTACTCGGCGCAGTCATAACGCTGGCTTTGATTGCCATCGTCGCGGTCCAGGTACCGGATTTGATGATCTGGATCCTTAGCTAAGGATCCGCAAAAAGTGGGTGCCATGGGCTGCAATCCCATGGCACCTGCCACCCCTGAAAAGAGAGAACCATGCAAGATCACCCCCACAACAGCAGCGCGGCCGAGGCTAGCACGAAGGAATCCCGGCAACGACCCACAACGGCAAGCCAAAGATTAGATCTGCCACATATCTGCGATGTGTGTGACAAAGCGAGATATACGCGCACTCACTCAGCTTGCGGCAAGAAAAGGCAACAACGGAAATCTGCAGAATGGGCAGCGTTTCTGACGAACCAAGTTGCGGCTCGGTACCAACGCAACCGAACTCATCGGAAGTGAACGAGGGAAAATACGTGAGCAAGCTGGATCGTTTTCTGAAAGAGAGGGACGTAATCGAGGTTACCTCTCTATCACATGCAACTTTATGGCGGGCGATGAAAAACGGCCGTTTCCCCCGACCGGTTCTGATATCACCAGGAAGGGTTGGATGGCGAGAATCAGCAATAATTGCTTGGCAGCAGAATCCAGCGGGCTGGATGCAGTCGTAGGCCGGGTAAGCGATCTCGTCTATTGGAAAATTGCGATATCATTCGAGCGGGCACAGAGCCTAAAATTCTGGCCCAGCTTCGGGACAAAAAATGGACGAAGGTCTAGGATAGGAAATCAATATGCACGTATACAGATACCGATCTTCAAATTTACTCTCGCAAAAAGGCCTGCTATACGATGAGTGGTACTTCGCATCGAAGGATGAGCTCAACGACCCTATTGATATGCAGCCTCATTTTGAATTCTCAACTTCTGGCTGGCTTAAACTTTTATCTAACTTGTGGAAAAACAAAGAGCATGCTGAAGTAGCTGCAACACATTTTTCTCAGCTCGGACAAATCTCATACGAACAGTTAATTAATGACTTCGGAAAACACGAAAAACTAATCATTGAAAAAATGTTTAAAACGAGTCACTTAACTTTAGATAAGCTTTCAGAGCTCCAAGACTCCCTCTCTCACCTCTTAGCCTTATTAAATATATATGGACCCGGCTCAGGATATTCGATCTCACTATCCAGAACCAGTACCGATATGTTGATGTGGTCTCATTACGCATCCAGCCACAGTGGCTTCTGCCTGATTTACAGACCGATCAACGGTCGCCTAAGCCAATGCCCAATTCGAAAAAAAGACTCCCTAACCGTATCTGACAACCACGATTCTGGTGTACCAATAGCATTTGATGTTGAAGATATAAACTATGAAGACGAGGTATATTCTTTAGATGCTTATTCGTTACTACCAGCACTTTACACTGATCAAAGATTCCATTCAGAAACGGCGAGACTAGACTGGCACAGAAAAATAAGAACACAACTACTGACCAAAAACAAATGCTGGCAGTACGAACAAGAGTGTCGATTGATGCTGCCTCAGCCGAGCAGATGGGTATCAGGCAAATCAACTTATAATAGCTTGCAGCGATTATTCTATTACGACTTCAATCAAGTCGTGGGAGTAATATTCGGCGCAAGGATGCCCCCACATGACAGAGAATCCTTACGCCACATTATCACTCACAAACTAAAGGCCAAATACAGCAATATAGGAGCCAACACGGAAAAAACGTACATATTTGATTTTCTTTATCAACAAGCCGAAATCTGCTCTTCATCACGAAAGGTAAAACTGATCGACTTAGATATCAATTTCATGGGGACGGAGCTTAAACCTGGCAGCAAACAGTACGCTGACCGATTGGACAAATGGAAAAATGGTGAAGGCATGGCCATACAGAACGGGGCCTTTTATTACGACGCCATACCCTAGGAGCAGGCTTTAGGGCTTATCACGTTATTTTGAAGCCATACTGACCAACGCTGTAGCCCTGCTTTTTTCTCTTTGAAATACGTATATCGGTCGTAATGCTTAGACCCCACGTCACCGAATGCGTGCCCTTGTATGCGGTCCTTCAATTCTTTGTTTAGTCCGGCAACGCCCATCAGGGTTTTGCACGTACGGCGGATATCGCGCAATGTAAAAGGGCCGTTGAATTTTTTTGTGTGCCGGCTGTAGAGCTTCGTCACTGCGCGCGACAGCGACTGAGTGTGAAGGGACTTCCCGTCGGCCTTGCCCACAAACGGGTAAGCGCTAGAGTCACTGACTTCATCCATCACTTTTAAGCTCTGACGCATCAATTTATTGAACGGCACGACGTGTAATGATCGCTCCCCTTCGATACCCATGCCTCTGCTTTTCCCCTTCCGATTTCGAATTATCAGATGATCATCCAGATAGTGACGCCGCTCAGTTGCAAGCACCTGTTCGGGACGTTGGCCCCCGGATGCAATCAAAAATTTCAGCAATTCGGATGTCACCAGACTCAAATGCTCTGGTAGTAACTGCCACAGTGTCGCCAACTCCTCGGTTGACAGAGCTCGGTCACCAGGTTGTTCCCAGTCATTCTGAACCGGCACGCTAGCCACCGGATTGTTGAGCAAGCCAAATTTCACTTGGATGTCCAGATAGCTGCGGGGGTTATACTCCTGTTCCAACCCTGCCTGAAAAGCCGCATGCAGCTGTGAACGCACTCGGTTGCAATAAGTGGTTATTCCGGCATCGATCATTTTGACGATGATGTTGCGTATTTGCGCCGGACCAATGAGCGAAGCCGGTTTGCTTACAAGATCCGAAAACGGATCACTGACGTAATGCTTGAGCGACCATTTAACATCGCCCGCTGAAGCTGCTTCCTCGGTTTCCAACTTCTTGACGTAGGAGTCGAGGAGATCCTGAAAGGTGCCTGGCGAAGCCTTCACACCTTTTTCCTCGCGGCACTTGTCCCGAGCAACGGTGAGTTTCATTTCAGGCCACGTACCGAGCTTGGCCATCTTTTTCTTTCCAGCGACATGCCGCTGAAAATAGAACTCTTTGGTCCCACTGGGACGTACCTTGAGAACAAGCACACCCTCACCTTTTGCGGTGCGGCCGTCGGACATGACGTAATCCCTTTCGCGAGGTTTCAGCGCCTGAATCTGCTTTTCCGTGAGCATTGGTGACAGTTCCTGGTGACAGTCGGCCAGATCTAAGGTGATACAGCGTGAAACAACACGATTGAACACCACCCTCTGTAAGCCGCGATTCTACTGGCCTACAGACATAAATTGATATCCCCTGCGACATGCTGAGACTGCATCAACAATAGCTTCCCAAGCTGATAACGAGGGTTCGATTCCCTTCACCCGCTCCAATCGAATTTTGGTCTCACGTCAGGATGATTTTGACGGGAGATGCAGGAACACAAAAACCGGTCCGTTGTGACCGGTTTTTTTATGC